TAAGAAAAAATAGAGCTGTTCATGGAAGACGTTGGACAATAACTAGAGATAAAAATGGTAAATTAATTAAAGTTAAAATGATATTTAAACCAGAAGAGTATGTCAAATATAAAAATGCTAAAACAATATATGGAGATAAAGCATTGCTAAAAATATTAGACAAAGAATTCAATAAAAAATAAATAATATGGAATACACAACAATTTGGCAGCCAATCTTATTAATAGCAATTACGTTATTTATAGGATTGGTTTTAGGGTCATTACATACATATCGCAGACTAAAATTTGAAAGTGATTTATTAGAAATAGATTTAGATATAATGACAGAGAAAGTTCACAAATTAGAAAAATTACAAATAGAATATAAACTTGCTACAACTGAAATTTTTATTTTAAAAGAAAGAATAGCAAAAATGATAGAAAAATATGAAGAAAAGAAAACTAAATAGTAAGAATCCAAAGTATTGGAGTAAAGAAAAATTAAAAGCGCCAAAAGTTAAAGAGAAACGACCATTGGGAACTACAGGCAAAGCATTTGCAGTATTTTTAAAAGATCATGAATAAAGAAGATATAGACAAATTATTAAATTATGGATATTGGATATGTGTAGATATTGAACATGATAAATTTATAGCTAAAATCTATAAATTAAATAAACGTTCTAAAAAATGGAAACAAATTAAATTTAATTCTTTTGATGATTCTTATGAAGCGTGGGATTGGGTAAAATTAAAATTAATGGAAATATTAAAATTTATGTTATGAATCAGTTAAAACTTTTTAAAATGGATGTAAATGATTTAAGAGATCAACAACAAAGAAAAGCCTTAAACAATTGGGCTATAAATGGGTTTAAAGGTAGTATAATAGCGGGTACCGGTTTTGGTAAATCTAGATGTGGAGTTATAGCTATAGGTGAAACTATAAAAAGGCTAACTGAATATAATGATTATGGAGAAAGAATAGTACATATTACTGGTTTAGTTCTTGTACCAACTGTACAATTAAAAGATCAATTTGAACAAGAATTTATTAAATGGGGATATGAAAATGTATTAGATACAGTGGATTTCATGTGTTATCAAAGTGCATATAAAATGGTAGATAAACATTATGATGTAGTAGTATGTGATGAAATACATTTAGGATTATCCCCTAAATATCGTAAATTCTTTGATAATAATGAATATGATAGATTATTATGTATGACTGCTACATTACCAGAGGAATATGAATATTGTGAATTTTTAGCAGAAATAGCGCCACCAATTTTTGAAATTACATTAGATGAATGTGTAGAATTAGGATTGGTAGCTCCTTATAACATTATATGTAAAGGATTAGAATTAACATATATTGAACGTACTGAGTACAAAAAAATAAATAATAGATTTGTTTATTGGAAAGGTCAATTAGGGCAGTTTGATGCTTGGGAAAATGCTAAATATATAATGGGTAATATATCTGCAACACCTCAAGAAAAAAAAGCTGCTACACAATTCTACAGAGCTATAAGAGAACGAAAAAAGATTATAGACTTTGCAGAAAATAAGATAGAAGTATTTAAAGATATAGTATTAAATAATTCAGATAAAAGAATACTTGCATTTGGAGGTGCTAATGAATTTACTGATATGTTAACAGATTCAGTAATACCATTGGCTCAAGCATATCATTCTAAAAAAACTAAGAAGCAAAAAGAAACAGCTTTAGAAAATTTTAAAAATGGTATGATAAATGTATTATGTTCAACTAAAGCTTTAAATCAAGGATTTGATGTGCCTAATGCTAATATGGGTATTGTATGTGGATTAACTAGTAAAGCATTGCCCATGATACAAAGAATTGGTAGACTTATTAGATTTCAAGAAGATAAAATAGGTGAAATTATAATATTATATATTAAAAATAGCCAAGAAGAAAAATGGTTAAAGAATGCAGTTAAGAATTTAAATAACGTAAAATTTGAGGAATCATGAAAATAGAAATAGATTTAGAACTCTTAGAAGAGTTAGATTTAAGGCCTAATGAGTATATAGCTTTACATTGTAAACATAAAGGAATTGATATAAGTGAAAAATTTAATGAACATATTCCTTGGGGTTATTTAATGAAAGAAGGTTGGTTAGAAGAAGGTTGGGAATTAAGTTCTAAATGGTTAGATTTATTTGCTTCAGATTATAATGATTTGTTTAAAGAATTACTTGATGTTTATCCAGCTATTGTATATTCACCTAACAGAAGTAAGCGGGTGCTGCATGCTAAAGACCCAGCCGCTTATACTAACATGAAAGCTAAAGACAGATATCGTAAGATCACTGGCGAGAAAGTAGCTGTACATAAAGAAATTATTAGATTATTAAAAGTACAGTTAGAAACAGACAAGGATAGTCTAGGTTATATGCAGAACCTAGAAACTTGGCTTAACAATCATACTTGGGAGAAGTATGTGGATATTAACTTAGAAGAAGAGAATGATGGAAGAATTACAAGATCCCTTTAAAGGATTTCAAAAAATTGGTAAAGCAGTAAAACAATCATTAACAGTTGTTAGAAATGCTATGTTAGGTAATAGAGATGTTATACCTACAAAATGGCCCAGATTAAATCATAATTTATTAGGTGGATTACAACCTGGTAAATTATATGTTATTGCGGGAAGGCCTGGTGTAGGTAAATCAGCATTTAGTAATCAATTAGTATTTGATATATTAGATGTTAATACTAAACGCCCTATTATTGTATTATATTGGACATTTGAAATGCCTGGATATCAACAAATAATGAGAAGTGCTGCTAAAGATATGCAAAAGAAATTAGGAGAATTATATTCATTAGATAAACCTTTATCACAAGATGATTTTGATAAATATGCAGCTAATGCTGTTAGATATAATAAGTATGAGATATATTTTAATAATCATCCTAAAAGTATGGAGTCTATAATAAACTCTAATGAGCGTATATTTATAGCGTATCCAGATAAAACTATTATTAATGTATTTGATCATTCTAGATTAATATCTGGTAAAGCAGAAACAGAGTTACAAAGATTAAATATAGTATCTAAAGGATGCATGCATATGCAATCTAAAATGGGAACTATAAACATTTTATTATCTCAGTTAAATAGAAATATAGAACAAGAGCATCGTGCAAAAAACCAATACCAACCATTACTGACAGATTTATTTGGGGGTGATAGTATTGGACAAGATGCTCATGTAGTTATGATACTTAATAGACCACATGATCTATATGGAATTACAGGTACTTATTGTGACGAAGATCCTATACAATTATTAGCATGTCATGTGGAAAAAAATAGAGACGGAATGTTAGGTATGATACCATATCAAGCAGAATTATCAACATTTACAATAAAAGAAAGAAAGAAATCATGAGTAAAAAAACAAGAGCAATTGAAATAGTTAAAAATTTAACAAGAACAATAAGTAAATTAAAAAAACCTGATCCTTTTAGAATGAGTGATAATGAAATGTTTCATATTTCTGCTGTTTCTAAAAGACAATTACAAACAAGAAAAAAAGAACTTATAAAAAAATATAATTTAAATGAAAGAGACTATACAGTTACCGAAGAAAAGGATTAAGGCATCCCGTAAATCGCCTAAAAACATGATAATATATGGTCCACCTAAAATTGGAAAGACTACTGTATTATCTGAATTAGAAAATTGTTTAATTATTGATTTAGAAGATGGTTCAGATATGGTTGATGCTTTAAAAGTTAAAGCAAATAGTTTAGAAGAACTTACTCAAATAGGTAAAGCAATTGTTAAAGAAGGAAAACCATATAAATATGTAGCTATTGATACTATCTCAAAGTTAGAAGAGTGGTGTGAAGCAGAAGCTAAAGAACTTTATATGAAAACTCCTATGGGTAAAAACTTTAATCAAAAGTATCCTGGAATGTCAATACTATCATTGCCAAACGGTGGTGGCTATTTATATTTAAGAATAGCCTTTAAAAAATGGGTAGATAAATTGAACAAACTAGCAGATCATGTGATTTTAGTTGGTCATCTTAAGGATAAAATGCTTGATAAGAAAGGTCAGGAAGTAGTTGTAAAAGATTTAGATTTGACTGGAAAACTTAAGCAAATAACATGTGCAGGATCTGATGCAATTGGTTATATTAGCCGTGAAGGTAATGAGACTATAATCTCATTTGATTATTTACAAGATGTAACTGGAGGTACTAGATGCCCGCATTTAATAGGGAAGACCATGCCCTTGGACTGGTCACAGATATTTATAGATTAAAATAACAAATGATTGAAGCAAATGAACCAACTAATGGCACGGTTGTAAAACAAGAAACGCCAGAAAGAATTACCACTACTCAGATCATAGAAGATTTAGAAAATGGTATAAATAGAGATGGAATTAAAGAGAAGTACAGTTTAGAAACTTGGATGGTTACTCAATTATTTCAACATCCTAAGTTAAAAGGTAAAAAAGCTAAAAAAATTAGAA